CAGCTTTGGGTTGACACCAGCACAAACCCGCCAGTTCTGAAGGTTTATAACGGTGCAAGCTTTACAATTGTCAGTTTTCTGCCTGGTTCGTCAGTTGCTACAAGTCCAAGCAGCACAGCACCTTCGGGTCCAGCTTTAGGTCAATTATGGCTTGATACATCTCAAACGCCGGATGAGTTAAAGGTATATGACGGCGCGGCTTTCGTTCGGGTTGACCCTCAAGGGATTACTGATGCTGATGCTGCCTCTAAATATCTACAAATCACGAACGCTGCTCTTACATATTTGCCATTGGCTGGCGGGACGCTAACGGGAGACCTGACCCTGACAGGCTCTCCAACGACGACAAATATGGCCAGCAATAAGGGGTACGTTGATGCTCAAATTGCTGCGATTCCGGCAGTAACTGACCAGACGCCTGCTGGAACGGTTATTTATTCAGCACGATCTACCGCTCCAACTGGTTACATAAAAGCAAACGGTGCTGCGATTAGTCGATCAACATTTTCAGTGTTGTTTGCAGCGATCGGGACACAGTACGGCGTTGGTGATGGGTCTACCACGTTCAACGTGCCTGATTTGCGTGGTGAGTTTATCCGGGGCTGGAGTGATGGTCATACGGTTGATAGCGGTCGAACGCTAGGCAGCAACCAAGGCGATCAGAACTCATCGCACAATCACGGCTTATCCGGAGGTGGCGTCTCTGGAACATTCGTAAGAAGTGTTTCGTTGAACAAGCAAAGCAACGAAGTACCCAATAGCCCTGACGAAGTTAATGTTCTTAATACTCAAACGAGCATTTCAGTTTCAACCGGTAGCCCGAACTATAGTCGGCCAACGGTGAACCACAGAGGCGGCTCAGAGTCACGTCCCAGAAACGTTGCCCTGCTGGCCTGTATCAAGACCTGATCTGGCATTAAAATCAAGCTACTAGGGGTGCATCATGGCTGACATCAAAATTACTGATCTGGCTGCTTACACAGACCCGGTCAGCACTGATGTGTTGCCGATTGTTGATGTTGGTAGTGATCTGACCAAGAAAGTCAGTATTGCGGATCTGCTGGAGAATGCTGGGACGGGAAACGTTACTGCGCCTTCATTTTCTTTTGATGGCGATAATGATACGGGTATTTATCAGCCTGGACTGGATCAAATAGCAATCAGCACTGGCGGTATTCAGCGCCTCCAAGTTGACAGCTCGGGCAACATGTTGCTCGGCGGAACATTACCTTCAACGTCGAACATCACGCTGAATGCGGATGGCTCGGCTAATTTCAACAACTATGTTCAAGCTAAGGCTGGATTTAGAGCTAAGCAAGACACTGGCTATTACTTCATTGGGCAAAGCACCAGCAACGTAAATACGTTTTTGGTGGAAAGTGCCGGTAACGTCAAAATTGGCGGAACATTACCTTCCTCACCCAACATCACGCTGAAGGCGAATGGTACGGGTACTTTTACTGGAAATGTTAAAAGCTTAGGGCTCTTAACTTCCTCGGATACAGCGGTTAATGATAGAGTCCAGTTTGGCTACATGGCTACTCCTACTGGACACAATCTTGGCCATAGGATTGTTGGTGATGGCCAGGATTTATACTATTTTTCGAGAGAAAACGGCACCTCGGGCCACAAATTCTACGTCCACGGCAGCGGCGGATCTTCCCATTTAATGGAGATCAATGGGACCCCTGCGAATGAGAAAGTCATGATCGGAGGCACCCTCCCATCAGCGCCAAACATCACGCTGAATGCGGATGGGTCGGCTTCGTTTTCTAACGGTGATGTAAATATCGACAGCTCGGGCAGGCTCTTAGTTGGTACGTCTAGTGGATTTAATTTTACTACTAATTCCGGGGCGGGAATCTCTCGGCAACAGCTAGTTGGGGTAGGTACTGACGAAACAGCAAGCTTTGCAATTACTCACTGCAACCAAGGAGGCACCTCTAGAGGTCCAAGTCTTGTTTTGGCCAAAAATAGAAGTGGATCTACGGTCTTGGGTACTGTTCAGGTCGGTGAAAACTTAGGTGAAATTAGTTTCCAAGGATCTACCTCTTCTGGATTTGTTCGTAGTGCAGGTATTCGTTGCGAGCAGGACGGTGGCACACCAAGCAGTACATCAATGGCAGGCCGCCTCATATTCTCCACCACGGCGGATGGGGCGTCTTCTCCGAATAAGCGGATGCAAATCGACAGCTCGGGCGACTTACTTATCGGCGGATCATTACCTCTCGCCCCCAACATCTCGCTGAATGCTGATGGGTCGGCTCAGTTCTCCAGCTCCGTCTCAATCGGTGGCACGGCTGCTGCTAACACGATTGATGAATATGAAGAGGGGACTTGGACTCCTACGATGACTGAATTCGGTGGCTCTTCTATTCCTTTTACCATCACTAACGCTGCCTATGTAAGAGTTGGTGAGGTAGTGACTATCCAAGCTTTGCTTGTCCTTACCGCTGCCTCTAATGGTCAGGTGCTTAATCCGGTTATTGCTGGACTGCCTTACACACAAAAAGGCAGGTCAAATTGCCAAATCACAACCACTAATTCTACAGTCAATTCTCAGGGCTATAGTAGCTCTGGGCCTGTTTTTGTGGCCAGAAGCAATTCGTCCATTCAGTGTGGACCGACTGACGCCGAGCAGTTAGTAATTACCTCCACCTACATTATTGCTTAATCAACAGACCGCAACAGTCTCTAAACTACGAAACCATTAAACCTGTCTCCCACAGTCGTGGGTTCCTAATATGGCTTTCACAGAAAAGCAGTCTTACAAAATTGAAGTAAACGAAGACCTCTCTATTGGTGTTCGTCGTGCTGACATCGTCCTCAAGGATGATGTTGAAGTTGGCCGCACCTATCACCGTGCAGTCTTCCAACCCGGTGATGATGTCTCCGGTGAAGTTCAAGGAGTACAAGACGTAGCCGCAGCAGTCTGGACTTCGGATATTGTTGCTGCGTACCAAGCGACACTCACACCTGTTGAATAGCTTTAGCAGTAAACTTTTATTAACTCGGTATTACCATGCCTTTCTCAATTTCACGCATGATCGCAGACGGCGATCAAAAAGTTGTTGCTCTTGATTGGTCATACTCCAACGCTGATGGAACGCTATCCAATCAGCACATTCTAGAAAAGCCTTACGGCGATACTTCCTTCGCTGATGTGACTGAAGAGCTAGCAATAACCTGGCTCGAACAGCAGCTTGCCAATACGCCTGAAGAGTTCGACGCTGCAATTGCAGAACGCAAAGCGGCTGTTGAATACGAAAAAACACTAGCTGCTTACGCCCCGCATCCTGACGGTCCTCCAACACCGATCACCGTACCGGTTGCTGAATCCGCCGGGGAGCTTTCGAGCTCATCGTCATCTGAATGAGCCTCAGGGCCAAAACCTTCAGCCCTTATGCGCTCCTGATCTACATCAGGGGCTTTTTCTTTTGCCTGTTCAAACTGTGCAAGCCAGACCCGCTAAACTAAGGAAACAAGCCCACAAAAAATGCCATGGCAATACTTCCAGGCAAATACGACATTACGCTTAGGCGCAGGTCAGACTTTGATTTGACTTTTCAGATAAAAGACAGCGACAACTCTCCTGTTGACTTAACAGACTGGACTGCAGAAGTTGAGGCGTGGAACGCGAAAAGAACCAAAAAATATGTTGATTTTACTGTTGAGTATCTTGACAGGCCCAATGGTAAATTCAAAATACTATTGACAGACGACCAGTCTCAGTTAATTCCTAACGGTTCAAGTTATGACGTGCTTTTAACCAACCCGAGCGGATTAAAGGAGTATTATGTGGCAGGAAGCGTTCTCGTTCAAGAAGGGTACACAGCATGAGCAGCGACTCTGGGTGTAACGTTTCAATTGTTGAGATTAGTGCCGGCACCAATAAAATTGTTGAAGTTACTGACGCAACGGGCAAAATTGTCGAGGTTCAGACTCAAGGGCCTCAAGGGCCGGAGATAGATTTTGCTGCCTTAACCCAGTATCCCTCTCCAGTAAATGGCGATCAGCTTGCAATCTTCGACGCGGCAGCAAGCGACATCAAAAAGGTCAGCCTTGAAGATTTAATTGCAAAGCGGGCTCGTGATAGCCGCCGGATCTATCTCAGCAAAGATACCAAGGCAAACGACAGTAATAACGGCACATCACCAGAAGAACCTCTGCTGACTTTTGCAGCTGCAATCGCGGCGGCAGAGCCTGGTGATGTTATCGAGGTTTCCCCTGGAACGTATACAGAGGCATCGCTACCGCTTCGCGTCCCAAGGGACGTTGGAATTTTTGCCAAGTCCCTGCGTCAAGTAAAGATCCAACCTGCTGCTGGGCAGGAAATGAACGGCTTTTTCAAAGTCGATTCAGGTTTCTGGGTGTGGGGCCTTGAGTTTGCTGGGCACCAAGCAGATCTTGGCAATAACCAGCAATCATGGGCAATTTCATTTGATGATCAGGCAGACAACACCGCAGCGCCGCTAAACGCAAGCGGGCTGGGGGCTTTTATTCTCAAATCGCCTTACATCCAAAACTGCTCGTCAATCACGGCAGAGGATGATGCTGGTACGGCAGGTTCAGTTTCTGTTGGCGATACTGGCGGGGGCATCGAAGTTGATGGTGACAAATGTGCGTTAAACAGTCCAATCCGCTCCATGGTGGTGGATTCTTACACCCAAGTGAATTTAGGAGGGCCTGGATGTTTAGTTAAAAACGACGGATATGCTCAATTAGTGTCATTTTTTGGCACATTTTGTACGTTCCATGTTAAATCAGAGACTGGCGGTCAAGCTAACTTAAGCGGCGGTGGAACGACTGACTTTGGCGATCAGGGTCTAGTCGCCGATGGATATAGCCGCTTACCTAACTTCACAGGGTCTGCTCGTGTTGCAGCCTATGGCGCTGACAGATCTGAAGCTCCAGTTGTAATCAATCCAAGCCTTGATACCTTCACGACTGTTAGTGCTCACAGCCTTGTCGCAAGTGATCAAGTAACGTTTAGCGCAACTGATGGGACGTTACCAACCGGCGTCACGGCAGGAACAACCTATTACGTGATCGCGTCAGGATTGACAGCCACGGCTTTCAAGGTCAGCGCGACTGAGGGCGGCCCATCAATTGACGTTACTGGTAGCGCGACTGGGACGTATCAGTTTGTTCGTCAGGGTCAATTAACTGCTGACGTAATCAGCTTCACAGCAAATAGAATTGGGAGCAAATCCAGGCCCAATCCAGGGCAGCTAATGTTCCCACGTCAGACGTTCCCGTCTGCTGGGCAACCCGGTTCTGCTGGCAATGCAGTTGGCGTCACGGCTGGGGCTGGATCTACGTTTACGGTAATTCTCAATACGTTCAGTTATTCGCACGAATATGTTTCTGGTGGAACGGTAACAGTTGGTGGCACTTCTTACAACATCGCCACTGCAAGTTACGACCATACGACTGGAATTACAACGCTGACAGCAACTGGTTACACGCCGACAACAGGGGATTCAGCCGTATTATCCGGCCTGAACTTCATTTGTCCTACCCATGGAGTGTACACAATTACCGGCAGCGTACCAATCGACGCCAGCGGGAATGTTGTTGCAGTAGACAGCCCAAGCCTTGCAGGTTACAGGCTCAATTTTTACAACACGGTGAACGGCGGCCTTCGTTCTCCTATCGCTGCAAGTCAGGTTATTGATTTTAGGTTAAGGTCGCAAATTTCCTGCGCTTTGCATACCATGGAGTATGTAGGTTCAGGCACTAATTACAATGCATTGCCTTGGAATGGCGGTGTACCTATTGCCGCAAATCAGCGGGTTGAGCTAAACAACGGCAGAGTGTTTGGTGCAACAATTAACGAAAAAGGTGACTTCGAGATTGGCGATGGAACGTTCAGCATTGATGGAACGACAGGCAGCGCAACAATTAACACTTCTGAGTTCAACATTTCGGGGCTGAATTTTGTTGGTCCGTTTAGCCGCAACGGTGGGTTTTCGACGGTTGGCGTACAGCTCCGTGAGGTGAGCGATAACACCAGCTTGATTGCATCAACTGGAGCGTCAGACGGCAACACCGTTCCAACCCAGAACGCTGTTAAAGATTACGTTGACAGTACAACGGTTCAGTCTGTTGATCTAAGTGCGCCAACTGGATTTACGTCAACCGGCGGACCGATTACAGGTTCAGGAACTCTTGCTCTTGGGTACGACACTGGGTATCAAGGCTACCTAACAGCAGAATCGACCAAGCTTTCAGGGATTGAAGCTGGTGCCACAGCAGATCAGACCGATGCTGAGATTAAGGTCGCATACGAAAACAATGCAGATACAAATGCTTTTACTGATGCAGAACAAACCAAGCTCTCAGGCATTGAGTCTGGAGCGACTGCGGATCAAACGGCGGCTGAGATTAAAACTGCGTATGAGTCAAATTCAGACACCAACGCATTTACCGACGCAGAACAAACCAAGCTCTCAGGTATAGAAGCTGGCGCTCAGGTAAATGTTGCCACCAATTTAAGCTATGCAAACAACACTCGCGTAATTAGCTCGTCAACCGGAACTGATGCAACTCTTCCGCTTGCTGTAGCAGCTGGAGACGCTGGACTGCTCACAGGCGCAGATAAAACACAGCTAGACAACCTATCTACGAATCTTGCGGGCAAAGCAAACCTCTCAGGCGGCAAGCTAGCGATCTCGGAGCTGCCAGACTTAGCGATCACAGAATTTAAAGGGGTTGTTGCTGATCAGACCGCAATGCTTGCCGTTACTGGCGAGAAAGGCGATTGGGTTACGAGGAGCGATGACGGCAAGGTTTACCTAATTACCGGGAACGATCCAACCCAAGTTGGGAGCTGGACAGCATTAAGTTACCCTGCCTCCCCTGTACTTAGCGTCAACACTCAGACCGGCGCAGTCGTCTTAGATGCCGATGACATATCTGACTCAACAACGACTAATAAGTTCACAACAGCGGCGGAGATCTCAAAGCTTTCAGGGATCGAGGCCGGTGCTCAAGTAAACGTTGCGACTGATCTTACTTACACTGCTTCAACCAGAACAGTGACCAGCAGTACTGGAACGGACGCTGTTATTTCAGAAGTCGTTGCGGCTGGTGACTCTGGCTTGATGACTGGAGCTGATAAGACAAAGCTTGATGGGATTGCTACTGGAGCTGAAGTTAACGTTCAGGCAAATTGGAACGAAACAAGCAGCGGTTCAGATGCGTTCATTCAAAACAAGCCAACCATCCCGGCTGCATATACAAATTCAGACGTAGACGCTCATCTAAACACCTCCACCGCATCTAATGGAGAGGTCCTAAGCTGGACAGGTTCCGATTATGACTGGGTTGCTCAGTCTGGTGGTAGCGGTGTTGGAGCAAATCAGGCAGACTATGGTTTGGTAACCAATTCAGTCAGTTCAACCGCTGATTACGGAGTATTGAGCTAATGGCAGTACAAGTACAGCTACGCCGTGGCACCGCGTCCCAGAACAATAGTTTTACGGGTGTTGAAGGCGAAATTACAGTCGATACAACCAATCAGACTGTACGAGTCCATGATGGGAGTACAGCGGGAGGCCATGCGTTATCTCCACTGACTGACGGAGACAAGGGCGACATTACAGTTTCAAACAGCGGCGCAACTTGGAACATTGACGCAGGTGCTGTTGGAACGACTGAAATTGCTGATGATGCTGTAACTGCGGACAAGCTGGCTGATACCGCCGTGACTGCTGGCAGTTATACCGCTGCTGATATTACTGTTGATGCTCAAGGCCGAGTCACTGCAGCAGCGAATGGCTCTGGCGGTGGTGGTGTTTCTGATAACAGTACTTGCGCACAGAGTATTGGTCTTGGCACATCTGCGCTTGATTCAGAAACTACAGGCTGCAACAACACTGCTCTAGGTTACGAAGCCCTTACTGACAACACCGGAGGTAACTACAACACAGCTACCGGAGGCAGCGCTCTCTATAGCAACACCACTGGTAACTACAACATAGCTAACGGATACAAAGCTCTCTATTCCAACACTACTGGTTCCTTCAACATAGCTAACGGAGTCCAAGCTCTCCATAACAACACCACAGCTCTTAGCAATACTGCTACCGGATACCAAGCTCTCTATTCCAACACCACTGGTTCTGAAAATATAGCTAACGGATACAGAGCTCTCTATTTCAACGCCACTGGTAACCACAACACAGCTAACGGATACCAAGCTCTCTATTCCAACACCACTGGCATAAACAACACAGCTAACGGACACAGAACTCTCCTTTCCAACACTACTGGTTTCTACAACACAGCTAACGGATCACAAGCTCTCTCTTTCAACACCACTGGTTCTCAAAACACAGCTAACGGATTCCAAGCTCTCGTTCTCAACACTACTGGTAATCAAAATACTGCTAACGGATACCAAGCTCTCTTTTACAACACCACTGGTAACCACAACACAGCTAACGGATACCAAGCTCTCTATAACAACACCACTGGTTCCGGTAACATCGGCATCGGGTTTGTTAACAACGCTGGAACTTACGCCCCAGTGTTTAACCCAACAACAGAAAACAACCGCCTTGTTTTAGGCCATACAGCAATCACTAACGCTTACGTCAAAGTTGCTTGGACCGTTACTTCAGATGAGCGAGATAAGATGAACTTTGCTCCAGTGCCTTATGGTCTGGACTTTGTCAATCAACTTAAGCCAACGGCATACCAATTCAAGGTAGATCGTGACACTGAAACACCAAATAGTGACGTACGTTATGGCTTTAAAGCACAAGATATTCTTGCCCTTGAAGGCGATGACCCCGTCATTATTGACATTGAAGATCCTGACCATCTCAAGTACAAAGGTGAACATCTTGTTCCTGTACTTGTTAATGCAGTTCAGGAGTTGACTACTATGGTCAACGAGCTTAAATCTGAACTAGCCGCCCTTAAGGGCGCTTAAACATCACTTCACTTTTTGGAGTTTTCCCATGCCTGCACCTGAAACACTTACTGCTGAAGAAATCGCGCAGAGCTACTCTGCCGCTATGGACAGCGTTAACTTAATCAATGAGTTGCTGGCTTTGCCATCGCTTGGTGACGAGCAGCAAGACACAGTTAGCCGAAACGTTGAGCATCTTGAAATAATGGTTGCCAAAGACTATTGGACAACAGAAGACCTTGCACCATTTAATAAGGCAATTGCAGATGCCTTAGACGTTTAAGGATGGACTCAGACACGCTAAAAAACTGGGCAAAAGTTGAAAAAGCTTTGCGGGAAGCTGGCAAAACCGACTGCATGTTTTACAAACGTGCGGTCGCGATTTTAAGTGGCAAGCCAGACCCGCTAAAATAAAAAGGAAGGAGTGCGTCAGCCGTGATTGAAATTTACGCAGCAATCCTAGGCGCCTCTATCGGCATAGCTGGGATGAGTGTCTCCGGGTTTACTAGGCGAACCAGCGAAAGCCGTGAAGCGGTTATTCGCCTCACGGCGGGCGTCGAATCCATTGCAACCAAACTTGAAGATCTTCATCAAGACATGAAGGCAGAAAAAGTTCAAGCCAATGCTGATCGCCGTGAAATTTACGAACGGCTGAATGATCATGGCAACCGAATAACTGTTTTAGAAACCACCAAGGCTAGAATCGACTAAGAATCAAAGGCATTGAAATGAACATCGAAGAAGTCTTGGCGCATCCTGCTTTTTGGATTGTGGTAGCAGCAGCATCTGAACTGATTGGTATGTCGCCAAAGCTGCGTGAAAATTCCCTGCTGCAACTTTTGTTTACAGCACTTCGTTCCCTGAAAGCAAAAAAGGACTGATCCCTGCTGACGGCAGGTGGTTGTTTCAGTTCTCAACTCGATCACCCTTCGAGGCGCTAAAGCGCGAAATCCAGCGTCGCAAATTCGAGGCAACACTAAAGCCTCGGATTGACGCTGAGGTTGAACGCTGGCACAAATCACAGCCACCAGCAATGCCGCCACCTGAGCGGATAGGCGACCTACACATAAAATCACCCTGGAGCAATGACGAACAGTAAGGCAATCTCACTCGAACAGCTTTTTAGGTACTACAAAGGCTTGCCACATCAAGCCGCAAGTATTTCGCTTCTAGAAGAAGATCTAGCAAGTAATGGTTACGACGCAGCGATGCGACGTGACCGTGAATGGTTTGCGACTTGGAGTCAATCAGGTAAGCAATCTGATCACAAGCAAGCATTAGACCTGATTAAAAAGTTTGAAGGATGGCACGCCGAGGCATACCTGTGCCCCGCAGGGTTTTGGACGATTGGATGGGGCGATCTGTCGCATCCAGATGGTCGCCCCGTAAGAGAAGGCGACTGGATCAGAAGGAAAGAAGGCGATGCTTTACTGGAAGGCACAGTAGACAAAATTGACGACAAGCTTTCTCAGACCGTTCCTTACTGGTCAGAAATGGCGGAGAATCAGCAGGCAGCATTGATCAGCTTCGCCTACAACCTTGGCTCTGGATTCTATGGCTCTGAAGGTTTTGAGACAATCAGCCAAAAGCTTCGTGCGAAAGACTGGAAAGCTGTTCCTGACGCGATGCTGCTCTATCGAAACCCTGGGAGCAGCTTTGAAGCCGGTCTAAAGCGTCGAAGGCAAGCCGAGGGAAACCTCTGGAAAGGTGGCGATCAATCACCGCCTACTGAGACTGCCAAGTTACGGCCTGGGTCTCCATTCACCAGTCGGCTGACCCCACACATCACTCTGGGTGAGTTTGCTCTAAATCAAGAAGAGCGCAGATTCAACGAGCAGCACCAGCTAGACACCGCAGCCACTCTCGCGGCATTTTTAGAGCGTGTTCGTGGAAGGTTTGGGGGCAAGCCAGTAGTAATCACATCTGGCTACAGACCACCAGCCATAAACAGATCGGTTGGCGGCGCTAGCGGGTCAGAGCACCTGTACCCGGCACCGGGAGTGGGTGCTGTGGATTTTTGTGTGCAAGGCGCTGACATTTTTGCGGTACAAGAATGGTGTGACCAAAACTGGCCGCATAGCTTAGGATATGGGGCCAATAAAGGATTCGTTCATCTCGGTATGCGAGAAGACGGTCCAAGAATACGCTGGGACTACTGAAATGACTGTGCTTTGCGACTGGGAAATTAAATCGCTTTGCTACGGCGGAGCAATGGAAGACTGGTCTGAAGATCTAATCAACCCGGCCTCGCTTGATGTGAGACTGGGCAGTGGGCTGATGATTGAAGTCGCTGGGCAAAAAGACCTGCTCCATGTTGACATCTCGAACAGAACTGAAAAGAACCCTTATCGATTAACCCCCGGAGAGTTCTGTCTTGCTGAGACGCATGAAACGTTTAAAAAAATACCTGATCACATTTGTGCTCAGTTTGCATTGAAGTCAAGTAGGGCTAGGGAGGGATTCACACACGCCCTGAGCGGGTGGATCGATCCAGGGTACTGCAATAGCAAACTAACTCTTGAGCTTACAAACGTAAGGCGTCATTGCGATCTACCGTTATACCCTGGCCTAAAAATAGGACAAATTATATTTATCAGGATGAGCGAGGTTCCTCTAAACAGTTACTCGAAAACTGGTCGTTATAACGGTGATGCAACGGTCCAAGGCAGTAAAGGTTAAAGCAGACCACTTGGCTAGCATTAGTAAGCCTGATACCGGCAGTAGTGGTAGCTGAGTTTAGGCAGTGTCGGAGAAGCAGTCTATGCCGAGAGTATTTGCCTACCTCGGAGATGACCCACGGAAAAAACGGATGGTTTTGTGATCCTCGAAGGTGCCCCATGAGAGCATCCGAAAATGGTGCTTCTTATCAAGTCGAAAAACGCTACCTAACAACTGCGACAATTATGTTTCTGACCTCAGCAAAGGAAGATCAGGAACCTGAAGAGTTTAGTGAGATATTTGCATCACGATTAGAGGAGCTAACAGAGGAAATAGTAAGTTTTGAAATGGAAGTAGTGCCTCTAAGCGGCGGATTTATTGGCCATGAAATAATAGGATCAGAGCTTGTACCAAAGAAAACAAGTAAGCACAGGTTCAGGCGTCAAATACTTGATGAATGGGACAATAGATGTGCTTACTGCGGCCAACCCGGAGATACCTTGGATCACATCCTTGCTAGATCGAAAGGTGGCAGTATGAGCGTTGTAAACAATCTTTTGTGTTGCTGTAGGTTTTGCAACGGATCAAAAAGTGACAAGGCAGTATGGGAGTGGTTTAGGGCACAGCCTTTCTGGAGCCAAGAGCGTGAAGATCTGATTAATTATTGGATGGAGCATGGAACTTTGGATCAGCCATAGGAAGCATCATGTGATACAAATAAGTCTTTGCACGCCAAAAATCATCTGAATATCTGCAAATAGCTCCACCAGGACTGCAAGCCCTGTAGTAAACGCCTTGAGTGTTGTCATTCAATATCTCAATGTAAAAACCATTGCCGAAATCTATCGCCCAGCTAGGGACATCAGTCGTTGATCCAAAAGGCCGAGCATTGGCTGGCAAATCTTCCGCCACTTGATTTCCCCTCGGCAAAACCAAGACTGCATTCTGATTGTACTAACTTCCAATGCAGGCACTGCCAACAATACGGCTTCGGATTAGCAACTGCACGCAAATCAGCATAAAGTTGCTCGCCCTGCAATATTGCGCTTTCGACATTAGTTGCATTTAAAGCTATCTCAAAAGTGTCGGAGTTAGTGGTAATGCTTGCAATCCATTCTCCGCTTTTGTCGGAAATGTTTAATTTGCCGGAATGAGAGCGATGACTTGTCATTTGATCCGATTGATCAGGAAAGCTTTTAGCTCTTGCGCTGACGCCCGTGCGTCTGACTCAGTCTGCTCTGGGTTGCCCCAATAGACAACTTTCCCATCAAAATACCAAGGCTTGAAGTATGATTCCACCCCGTGTGCAATTAGTTTTATGCCTGTTTCGTGAATGTTCATGTGTTGTGGTAGAATTTTTTTTCAAACCAATTCGTAGGAATCGGCTTGTCCTGAGGTGTATGGGGATCACCTGAACCAAGCCATGCAGGCGCGAGAGCCGGTGGCATCCCCTCCTAATTCAGTCGTGATTCAGAATCAGGTCTTCCTCCAAGGATTTTAGTTCCATGGCGGCGCATACTCTCATTTGGTCATGCTCGGATGATGAGTTGAAGCCATCCCAGCGCACAGCAAGATATTTACGCTGATGCCCGTCTTTTCTGGTCTTGGTCCTAAGCTCTGTTACAGTACCAATTCGCGATGAATAGCGGCGCTGATTCTCTGGCTTAACAGCAATGCCAAGGTGAATCCGTGGCTTTTCGGCAACTCTATCGCCAACGGCAAACTTGAATGGTGTGCGGCGTGATTCTTTTGTCATGGTGCTAAGCGGGCCTTGCCCCAGCGATTTTTTGTGTACCAGTTATGGACTGAGGGAATCCACTGCTCAAAGTGAGGCATCATCATCTGGCACATCTGATGAATTTCTATCTGTGCATCGGCCTTGCCCCGCAGGTCAAGGAAGTGCATGAGAGAGCGCAGATTGAACGTAACGACAAAATGCTGGCGGTAGTCAAACGGCAATACTCCCCTTGCATGTTCTTCGGAGATGCCAGCATCAAGAGCCTCTTTGTAACGCCGAGCCGAGTCTTCGCAATGCTGAAGATCCTTTGCCCTAAGGCGTTCGTCGTAGGTGTACTTCTTGCCTTGGCGGTTGGTGTAATCACCAACGGGACGCAAGTAAAAAGCCTCTTCAACATCGACGATGCCTTCAGCTACAGCAGCAATTCTCTGACCTGTATAGCGCATTGACTGAACATCCCAGCTAGTGCCCACCCTGTGCGTGCGAGCCTGTTGAATCACTGAGTGAGGGAAATAGCCCACAGCAAATGTGATACTGGCGTGCTCCAGTGGCCCGTAATGACCGCGACCTCCCAGAAGCAGGTGCTTTACGATTCGGTCACCAGCATCTGACTCTTTAAGTGGCTCGTCATAAAACACCCAGCCTTCAGAGTAATCTTGGTGCATTGCCTGCCAGCACAGCGTGGCAGGATCCCTCGTCTGACTCAGAATGCCAACTTGAAAGCGCGGGTCAATTTGCATCGTTAAGCTCCTGTACTAATTTTTTCAGTTCTTCGTCCTCCATTGAATCTACAGCCGACAAGAAGCCAGCTGTTACGGCTTGCACAAGACGTTCAGGGCTGAATAAAGCAAGCAAGACAAACTGAAAGCGAGTGTAAATGCCAAATTTAATTTTCATTGGTCGTGCATCTCCAGTACATGTTGAATGCCGCGAATGTAGCCATCCCAATACCGGGAATCACCTTGACGACGTTGAAGGCTTTTTTCGTAATTGTTATAGCCGTCAATCAAAAGACCTTTGACTGACTCAATACTGACTTCGAGTAGCTTTTCATTCATTGGATTCCGAGCGAGCGATTACCGAGGCTTCGGCTTGAATTTTTTTTAGTGAAGCAGGTCCAAGTTCTTCTAAAAGAATGCGAAGAAAATGATCTTGGTACAGTTCGTCATAGCTTTTCGGAAGCGGTTTGTTCATCGCTTCAATCTTGGCCGCAAATTGCGTCGAGATCCTTAGCTTTTTTTTGGCCCGATAGTACCATTCAGTATCGGGCGCATAGCCATGCTTCTCTTCAAAGCTTGAAACCTCCGCCAAAGAGGCCGTGATTTCATTAATACAGTCAATAAGCTCATGGTAAAGCTTGCGAAGCTCATTCGTTCCGAGATGTGGAAGCTCTGTGGCGAGAATCGATCTGTCTAGCGAAATGCTGTTGTAAATTGCCATTTTAAAATAAGGGGCAGAGTGAATCTGCCCCGATAAGGGTTTAGAAGAAGTCGTCTACAACGTTGCCGTCAGTGGCCTTAGCCACAGACTGGGCAGCGTCATTGACAGCACCTTCAGTGTTCTTTTCGTACTTGTAGTGAGGCTTGAAGCTCAGACTGATGTAATTCTTGCCGCTTGCTGATTGCTTCTTCCATCCGCTGATAGCAAGAGGAATTTCATTGCGCTCACCGAGAGGCTTGCCCTGCATGATGTACTCCGCCAAAGCGTAAGCCTGATCAGCAGGAATGTTGATCACTCCATCCACCGTTGGGTAGTTTTTAGAGGGATCGTACTTGTCTTTCATTCGAGCCTTCATGTCCTCAGCGGTCTGAGGGAACAAAGCCCCGTTAACTGAAAATGATTCGGTCATGATTTTATTTTGCAGATGATGTAGCAGCCGTTTTTGGCTGACTCGGACTGAACTGAATACTTGTACTGATTAGATTCCTTGGTCATACGACCAGCAATCTGAGCGATAGTGCTGGCCTTGAAGCCTTCATTGC